GGTAAAAGCTCTTTCATCTTAATAACCTGAGCGTTTAAATACTCTAGACGCTGCGCATCAATCTCACGCTGTCTAGTAGCCCTGGCCTCTTCTAAAGCCTTCTCCTTTTTTGCTAGCTTCTGCTTCTCTCTTAAGTAGGTTGCTGGATCATCCTCTAGGAGTTCATCCCAGTTAATAGAATTCTCCTGCTCTACTAAGAGTCCTTCAAGCTCTGCCATCCTAGAATCGAACTGCTTCTGTGCCTCGTCAGCTTTGGCCTTTGCTGCCTCAACTAATTTGCGCTCTTCTGCAAGCTCTTGGGTCTTTCTCGTGTAATCAGACTGTCTGAACTTACTACCTAGGGATTCTCTGATTTCATCAAGGCTGATCTCCTTTCCGTCTATTTCAACGAATAGAGATTCCTCTCCGTCCTCTTCAGTCTCTAGTTGTTCATCAAGTTCGGCCTCTTCCGTTTCTACCTCTTCGGCTTCCACTTCTTCGACCATTTCTTCCGCACTCGCTTCGGGTGTACTTTCAGTATCCTCAACTCGTTTGGATTTCAGGAAATTCAACGCATCCTGTGGCGTTTCTAGGGAATCCACTATGGGTTTGCTCCGTTATCTAAAGTTTGCCTTGCCATGATCCCTGATTGCATTACAGATTCCAGTCGCTGCTCTAGCTTTTGGATTGCCTGCGCTTGCCTCCAGATCTCATCACGCTCATTACTATCAGTACTTGCTAAATAATCTTTGTAATTCTCACCCTTAATTACCGTTAGGGCATCCTGAAACATCTGATCCTGTAGTATCTGCCTGGCTCTTTCGCCTCGGCTTATCTCCTCATGGGGGTTCAAATAAGCGCTCCTGGTACGTTCTGGTTATACTTAAGCTCCATTTCTGTTAAATCCATAGCCATCTGATCATCATGCTGCATTTGATCTTGTATTATCTTGGCCTGATCAACGTTAGCCTTTTCCCGTATCTTCAATATTTCCCTTTCGGTAGTAGCGCTCTGCTTAATAGCCTCAGCCTCTGCTAGAGGGTTTTGAAGCTGTTGCTGCATTGCCGTGTTTTCCCTGGTTAATCTCTCTATCTCAGCAAACAGAAGTTCTTGAGGGATCTCAGGGTCGTTAATGTACTTAGATGTATCCTGAAAACCCATGGTGGTGATTATTTTATCTAGAGTGTTATATAGCTTCTTCTGATCAACCACTGGGGAACCACGCTCTAATAGACCTAGTTGAGTCTGTAGAACGCCTGACAGGTTCTCCATGGTCTTCTCTTCACTACTTGCCGCAAGACCTACGTTACATCTAGTGCTGTGCTCGTATCGCCAAAACCTTGGATCTACTACTAAGGGCTCTTTTTTATAAATGAATCGAACCTTATTTCTGTAGTAATGAGAGACTAGCCAAGAAATACCCTCGTAAAGCTCTCTGAATCCTGTTTCAGCAAAGTTTCTAGCTATGTGCTCTACCTTTCTTGAGGCTGCCTTCTCTGCACCCTTAAACCTTGTAGCTGTTTCTTTCTGTAGCTGATCTGAGTCTAATCCTTGGTTAGCGACTATTCCTCCGGTAGTTTGCTGCCTCACAGAGTCAACATACTGGACTACCTGTAGTGCCTTATCGCCAATGTATGGTGTCTGTAACTGGGCAACTGCTGCTGCAGGGTTTGGCAATCTAGTGCGTACAATTCCGTTAGGACGATCAACCAACAAATCATCAAGATTCGTATCAGAGTCATTAACAACCACTCGACTAGAGTTAACTTTGTATATGTTATCTAGCATCTGACGATACAGAGCTGTTTTTATATCCTGAGTTTTCTTAGTCTTCTCCACTACCGATTGCCCGATTAAGGAATCAGGCATTAAATCTGAACTTAAAAGGGCGTAAGGAACGTGATCCACTGGGTCGTTATCTAGGATTCTGTTACCAGCTATAACAATCCTACGCCTCTCTGAGATCCCGTCATCATCGTAGTCAATTAGGACGTATAGATCTGAAACCTGAACCTGCTCGTTGGTCCAATGCCTTACGTCTTCATCTTCGTGGTCATCACCACCCTGAGACCGGAATCTAATCTGTCTCATTCCGTATTTTTCGTGCTCATCTTCCGTTTCTTTTGAAGGAAGGGACTTAATTAAATCTTCATCGTAACCAGCAGCTACCAACTCACCCTTTGAAACCAAGGTCATATCACCGACTATCTCGGCGTCATCTTTTGAAATGGCATTACGGCTAATAACAAAGTTTTCTATAGGAATCTTAGAGTAATCAATTGTCTGAACTTGTCTCTTACACCTTACCTTTAGATAAAATCCGTCTTCGTCCTGATCTTGACCGATAACCTCGTAGTCATCCATTGATGATTCGAAGTCCTGCATCAGAAGAATAAGATCATCTTCAGATAGGTTATCAAACTCCTTCTCTGTGACCTTCTCTTCTTCCACATACTCATACTTCAGGACGGATACCTTCTGAATTAAGGCATCTTTCATCCAGCCGCTGATTATCCGGTATGAGTCTTTCTGAGAGTTAATTAAATAGCTTGTGTACTTAGTCTTCTGCTCGGCCTCCATGACATCAACTGGAGTACCATCTACGGGTGTAAACTCCATGACTTCCTCAGGACCAAGGAACATCGCCGTGAGACTTGTCATGTTTGAATCTACAACCTGCTCGCAGTCGTTAGAGATTACCGAAGACTGGCCAACCTTCTCATTGCCAAGAGGCAGACCCAAATAGTAGCTAAGGAAATCCTGAGACTCCCTGATCCAAGTTCCCTGGTCTCTTAGAGAATCATCCCTAGCCTGTAAAACGACAGACAACAACTGACTGTCAGACATTTTAGCCATTGGCTGCAACCTTCTTTGGTGTCTTCTTGGCCGTCAGTGCGGCTACTAGCTTCTCTAACTCTTCAACACGCTTCTTAAGTTCTTTAACTTCGTTGTTTAATTTGATGCTCATGTTTATAAAATCCTGCTTTGCGTACACGTATCAAGTATATGTATTCACGGCGTACTTGATGGGCTTCCAGTTAGATTCCTGCTTGCTCGCCATTAATGCTGCCAATCCTGCTGCATCCGAGTTACTAACCAGAACCCCATTAGCATAGTAACACTGCTGTTTCTCAACGGTAATATCATACACTGGAACCAATTCTTCTTTTCTCCGTATATGCTTTACCCTTGCATGACGACGAGCAGTAAAGAGACCTTTTAGGCTGGCAAGTCTCGTAATCATTGCCGCAATGTGTACATTCAGCCTTATGCTTGGTCCTTTTAATACTCCTGGCATGCTCCGAGTGCCACCTTCTACCTTCCTCTGATCTGTGCCATTCCTTGGCTTTCTCCGATGCCCTTCTGAGCTGTCTTTTGTTCTCTTCGCTGCCGACCCACTCGCTAGATTTTGAGTGCAGCCTGGTGTGTTCTGACCCATGTATGCATTCGAGGTTTTCAATCCTGTTGTCTGACTTGTCCCCATTGATGTGGTGTATGTGGTGCCCTGGTGGGATCTCGCCATTAACATCAGCCCAGATAAACCTGTGCATGTATGTTCCGCCATATTCATGAGGTAACTTGTAGTACCCGTTTGGCTTTCGGTAGAACTTATTCCCCTTGTAGAACTTTGGCTCATATTTGATATTTTGCTTTCTTCCTGAGTTCCTAGTCCTTTTTGTGATGTTGTCAACGGAATAGTTGTCGCTGTCTCCATCGGCAAAAATAACCTCGTAACTTCTGCCAATATCCCCTTTAAAGTCCTGGTAAATCTCCCTATGAAGCAACCTAAGCTTCCCACCTTTCTGGCTAGCGTATAACTTTCGCTTTTCCCAGAACCAAAACCTATCTCCCTTGTATTCTCTGTAATGCTTCTTCTTATCCCCGCAATACTTAATTTCTTCATGTTCCATAACGGACTCCTTTCGGTTGAGATAACATCATCATAACTCAACTCATCCGCCTTTAGGAGACCTTTTGTTGTGAATATCTTATGCTCCGGGGTGCACTCCAATACTTCACCTGTGCTTAACTCTATTTCCAAGGTCTCTGAGTGTTTTATGTACCCAGAATTAGTAACTCTTGCGTATACCCCGTTTATATCTACAAAGTCATGGTTGGTGACTTTCTGTATCTCTACCAGCCCCCTGCTAGTTTTAACCTTAACACCAGCAGGCAAACAACTATGACTTGCCCAGTTATGATCAGGGCCTAAGTCTATCCCTCTATTCTCGTCAATCTTCTTTGAGTAGTAACTTAAAGCCGAACATCCACCATGACACTTTGAATCGAACCACATCCTTGGGAAGTTATCCCTTATGTGCTCTATACGCTGCTTAGCGGCTCCTCTGCCTTGATTCGGGACTACTGTTACCTTGTACCCTAGATCTTTAAACTTGCTCTCATATGACGCTCTTATGGTCTTCTCTGATGTGGCCCCATCATGAGGTAGTATTATCTCAGCCCTGCCTGGTACGTAGTCATTTTCCCTTAGCCAGGTTGCGTGATTACCTATCTCCTGCCCCTGTGCTTCGTAGTGATTTATAAAGTTAATATTCTGTCCTACGAATTGAGCCGCCCAGAAAACGAAGTTATCACTTACCGCACCTGCACCCCCGATATCAGCAAATAGCTTAACCACGTGGGTCTTAATCTCTGGTA